GATCATTTCTAGGAGATGCAGGTACTGCACTTGGAAATATAATAAGAGTACATGAGAAAGAATTAAACAGTAGTGTCACAGTCGCAGGATCAACTAATGGAGTTGCCGCTGGACCTTTAACAATAGCCAATGGTGTTGTCTTAACAATAGCCAACGGTGCAACTTTAGCGGTGGTGTAGTATGAGTGTAGTCAGAGTTAATCAAATACAAGACACAAGTACAAATGTCGCAGCAAACATTAGTGGTGGTATAGTCACTTTTACTAACCCACCTGTAGGTACTGGTAAAGTATTGCAGGTTATTAGTGCAAGGAAAGAAACCGCTGGTGCAACTGTAACTAACACTACTCAAGTAGCTATGTTAACTGCAAGTATTACACCAAGATCTACATCTAGTAGGATTATGATTACAGCAATGGCTGCTGGTCAAACTACAACTGGATCTAGTGGTATTTTTGATTCAAGAGTATATAGAGGAAATGTAAGCGGTACAGTAGTTTCAGGGTTTTATGAAGGAATGGGGCAAACTACAGCTAACCAAACCCATTATATCACAGCTAACCATACAGTAATCGATTCACCAAATACAACTAATGCTACTACATATACTTTTAGTCTTGGTACAGGTTCAGGTGGTACAACAAATGTAAAATTCTTTGGAAATGCTGTTACCCCAATTACAATGTCATTAATGGAGATAGCATGAGTATAATTAGAACAAATCAAATTACAGATACTTCTGGTAATGGCACTCCTAGTTTTCCTAATGGTGGCATTGGTAAAGTATTGCAAGTTAAACAATCTTTTCTTGCAGGTACAATAGCTACTGGAAGTACATCTTTTGTAACATCAGGTGTTTCTGTAGATATTACTCCGTCAACTACTTCATCTAGATTTCTTTTAAGAGCAAATATAGGTGGCTTTTATATGGAGGAAAATGACGATATATTTGCTACTATTTATAGAGGAAGTACTAACTTAGGTGTTGGTACACAAAGTTGTTTTTTTGTTGTACATAACGACAATGCACAAAATAGATACGGATCTGGTTCAATGGAATTTTTAGATAGTCCTAATACAACAAACCAAATTACTTACACTATTTTTTTTAGAACAGGAAATTCAACTTCTGTTTCTTTAAATGTAGATAGTACTGGTTTATTTCTTACAGCAACAGAGATAGGAGGCTAGCATGAGTACAATAAAAGTATCTAACATACAGGATATAGCTAACAATGCCGCTATGAGTATCTCTAGTGGTGTAGTAAATTTTAGTAATACACCTACTGGAACTGGATTAGGCTTAGTAAGAGCAACAGAAGTAGATACTACTAGTGGAGTAGTTATAGACTTTACTGGAATACCAGCAGGAACAAAATTTATAAAGCTTATTGGTGCTGGGATTAGCCATAATGCTGCATCAACTGGAGTACCTAGTAGTTATAATATAGTTCAAATAGGTGATGCTGGTGGTTTTGAAACATCTGGATATACTGGTTCTTTCTTTGAACAAAACTCTAATGGTGGTGATGGTGCTTGTAGAGACATGACAAATAGTTCTAATGGTACAGGCGGAACTGCTTGGGCAGTAACTAAAGCTACTAGTGCAAGCTCCCTTATGAATATAACAGTAGATATGAGATTAATAGATGAAGATACCTTTACTTGGGCTTATTCTTTTATAAGTTCTTTTAATGGAACAGGTGTTTCACTAGGGGCAGGGGCTAAAACATTAAGTGCAGAACTAACACAAGTAAGATTTACTACTAAAGGTGGGAACAATACTTACGATGCTGGCAAGATGACTATACAATATGAATAGGAGTAAATATGTCTAAAGTAATAAAAATAAATGTTCAAACAGGGGAAAAAGTAACTCGTGATTTAACAGATAAAGAAAAGCAATTTGTAATAGATTCTATTCCTACTGCTAGTGATAAATTAATTGTATTAAGAGAAGAAAGAAATATGCTCTTAAAAGAAACAGATTGGATGTCAGCATCAGATTTAACAATGACTGATAATTGGAAAATATACAGACAAGCACTTAGAGATATAACTAAAACATATCAATCAATGGATGCAGATGGTTTTGTATTCCCAACTAAACCTACGGAGTAGAGCATGGCATTAAGTAAAATATTAAACGCCAGTGTAACAGATAGTACACTAACAGGAGCTAAAGTAGCTAGCTCAACTATCACAGGCACTAACATATCAACTGCTACACTTCCTAACTTAGGCAGACGTAATATAGTGATTAATGGTGCAATGCAAGTGTCACAGAGAGTAGGAACTTCATCATCATCTGCTAACAATTATGATGCAACACCAGATAGAATAAGGCAAGAAGCATATGGTGGAGCATCAGCTTCCTTTCAACAAGTTACAGATGCTCCAACTGGTTTTAAAAATTCATTAAAAGTAACTTGTGCAGGTACAGCAGCACCATCAGCAGGAAATACTTTAAGGCTTATGACAGGCTTAGAGGGTCAAAACGTAGCACAATTAGCGTATGGTACTGCTCAAGCAAAAACATCAACTTTATCTTTTTATGTTAAAGCTAGTGAAACTGGAACATATTCAGCAGCACTTGTTAACATTAGACCTAGTGGTAACATCACATCTAATGTAACTCGTAGTCATATTAAAACATATACTGTTAACTCTGCTAATACTTGGGAATACAAAACATTAACTTTTCCAGGGTGTCCAGATGGAACATGGGGTTCTTCTAACTCCGATGGGATTACTATTGTTTTAGATTTAGGCAGTGGTTCAAATCATCAAGGATCTGCTAATACATGGCTTACAACATCAGACACTTTTGCATCTGGTCAAGTTACTCTTGGAGATAGCAATGGTGGTACTTGGCAAATAACTGGATTGCAATTTGAGGTAGGCTCACAAGCCACATCATTTGAGCATAGGTCATTTGGGGAAGAAATGCAATTATGCAAAAGATATTATCATCGTATTCAAGGAAGTGGTAAAGTAATGATTACAAAGGGTCATGTTTATGATGCAAGAGGAGGTCTTTATAGTGTAGATTTTCCTACACAAATGAGGGCTGCATATGCTTTTTCACACTCTGCTCTTTCAACATTACAATTTACATATAATGCTAATGCTGCGGCTACACCTACTGCTACTGGATTAAATGAATCTACCTCTTTAGATGTGGGAAGTTTATACATACTGGTTGGTAGTAATGTAACAACAGCAGGTTATGCGTGTGGTTACACTACAGCAAATGGGAATGGCTACATAGCCTTTGATGCAGAACTTTAGGAGTAAATTATGAGTATACAAACAGTTAAAAAAGTAAAAAAAATAATAACCAATGAAATAGACGAGGATTACTTAGCTCTTTATTACACAAGTGGGGAAGAGTTTTTTGTACCTAAAGATGAAGTCAACAGACATTACCAAGAAATTCTTGAATGGGTAGCTGAGGGCAACACAATAGAGGAGGCAGATTAATGCCATATATAGGAACACAACCTCTCACAGGAGAGTTTATAAAGCTGGATAGTTTAACTGCTAGTGCCACTGCATCGTATGCAATGACAAGGTCAAGTGCAGCTTTCTTTCCAGCAACAGCAGAACAACTTATAGTCTCTGTTAATGGAGTCACTCAAGCACCTAACGATGCGTACACAGTTACTAGTAATAACATAGTGTTCTCTGAGAACTTAAGTTCAAGCGACACAATTGATTACATACTTGCTTTAGGAACAATAGGAAATAGCACAGTGCCCACAGATGGTTCTGTGACTAGTGCAAAGCTCTCTGCTACGTTAGGTAGAGGAACAGCACCTATAAGAGTGAATACGAACAGTCTTACAACGAATCAAACAATAGCATCAGGTGAGAATGCTGGAGTGTTTGGTCCGTTCTCAATCCCAGCAAATGTGACACTCACAGTCAACGGAACTTTTACGGTGGTATAATATGAGTATTTTATTTGTGGATAGTATCCAACCAAAAACTACTGGACAGGCAATAACTATTGCATCAACAAATCAAACTGGTCATGTGTTGCAAGTTGTTCATGAATTAGCTTCTGCAGCAACATCACAGAATGGTAACACAGCTGCATTTGCAGATACAGGTTTATCTGCTTCAATTACACCAAGTTCATCTAGTAGTAAAATACTTGTAACTGGTTATATATCATTTTATGTAGATGCTGGAGGTAATGGAAGTGATGAATGGAACTTTGCAGTTTGTGATGGTAGCAATAATATTTTAGATGGCACTAGTAGTGACAGAGAAGGTTATAGAATTAATCAAACGTTTGATTTTGCAGGAAAACATACAATTAATTTTTTACATTCACCTAATACAGCAAGTGCATTTACTTATAAAATGAGAATGAATGCAAAACTTTCTAATAATTCTATGGTTTTACATTGTCAGAAAAATGGCACTGGTAACAATATTAGCAGAATTACATTAACGGAGATAGGAGGATAGCATGAGTAGTAAAATAGGCGTGCAGAACATAGCACACACAAACGGAACTGTTGCTGCAACTGTTAGTAGTGGTGGTAACGTAGCTATGGCTAGTGGTAAGACATTTAGTGCAACTGGTCATGTGTTGCAAGTAGTAAACTTTCAAACTGGTGTAGTAAATACTGGAACTACAACTATGGCATTAGATAATACCATTCCCCAACAAACTGAAGGTAAAGAATTTATGTCATTAGCTATAATACCAACAAGTGCTAGCAGTAAACTATTAATAGAGGTTTCTATACAATTAGATAAAAACAATGCAAACACTTATATGGTAGCCTTGTTTCAAGACAGTACCGCTAATGCTTTAGCAGGGATATTTACTGGTGGCAGGGGTTCAGGACAAAGCGAGTATAATAGTTTTAAACATTTTATGATAGCAGGTACAACTTCAGCAACAACATTTAAAGTTAGAGCTGGAAGTGATGGTTCAGGGACAATAACTTTTAATGGTAGAGGTGGTGGAGCAATGTTTGGTGGTGTGTCTGTATCATCAATTACAATTACGGAGATAGGAGCGTAACATGACAAGTATATTAAAAGTAGACAACATAAAAGACTCCGCAAACAATCAGGCAATCTCTATTAGTAGTGGCGTAGCTACGTTTACTAAAGTACCTGTAAACGCTGGTGGTGGTAAAGTGTTACAAGTAAAAAATGTAGCTAAAACAGTTGTGCAGGTTTGTCCAACTGACATGCCCTATGATAATACTATACCACAAAAAACAGAAGGTGATGAAATATTCTCTTTGGCTTTTACACCAACAAGTGCATCTAGTAAATTACATATTCATATATTTGGTATGGTTGCTTCGTCTAATGTTGCTCATGCAATCTTAGCTTTATTTCAAGATAGCACAACAAATGCTATAGCAGCTCAAGGAGGGCTAGAGTCAAATGCGACTGAACCTCATAGTATGAGTTTTGTTCATGTTATGACTGCTGGCACAACTAGCGAAACAACTTTTAAAGTAAGATTAGGTACAGAATCTGGAGACTCTGTTCTTAATGGTCAGGGTAATGGACCTCAACGCCTTGGTGGTGTGGCTACTTCAGGTATGATAATAACAGAAATAGGAGCATAGCATGGCACTAACAAAATTAAACTACACAGGTCAGGGCACTATCCCTATTGCCAGTATACCTACAATCATAGGTGCTAAGATGCCTGTTGGTAGTGTTATACAAACAGTTTCGTCTCAATTGCAATCATCAAATACCACGCCAAATACAAGCTTTGCTGATGTTAATGGAACATCTATATCTATAACACCATCAAGCACATCAAGTAAGATTTATATTACTTGGAATTGTGGTGGTATGGCTAATAATACAAATAATGCTATTAAATTTAAAATATTTCGAGGCTCAACAGAAGTAAGGTTTATACCTAGATATGGTTATAGTACAAATACTAATGGTTCGGTTTGGGTCCCATGTCCAATAGCTATTCAATATTTAGACTCACCTTCAACTGCTTCTTCAGTAACATATAAATTGCAATGTGCAACTCAAAATGATGGAGATTTTAGAATCAATGATGAGCCTGATGCAAAAGATTCTATGGTTGTAATAGCTATGGAGATTAAAGGATAATGAAATTAGAAATGAAACCTGAATTACAAGTACAAATGGAATTACTAGCACACGAAAAAGAATGTGCAGTTAGATATCAATCCTTTAACGACAAGCTAATAGCTCTAGACAAGCGTATGTGGAGACTAGAAGCTATGTCAATGGCAAGCACACTAGCAGTAATAGCTTTAGTCGTAGCTATAGTGCTGAAGTAATGGATCTAGTTTTTGTTCTTATTACTTATTTGGGGACTGCTAAACTAGACCAATCTTACTTTAAGAGCATAGACGATTGCTTATACTACGCAACAAGAATAAATAGCAACATAACAATACCAACAATACAGCAGGGTACACCGAAGAAATACACAGCTGTTTGTGAACCAAGGAAAATAAATACAAAGAGAGAAAAGGTGTATTAATGATAGATCCAGTAACAATATCGTTAGCAGTTGGAGTCGCAAGTAAGGCTTTTTCTGCCATCAAGCAAGGGTTTGCAGTAGGTAGAGACCTAGAGCAAATGTCTGGGGACATTGGAAGATGGATGGGAGCAGTCTCAGACGTAGATAATGCAGAGAAACAAGCTAAAAATCCAGGTATCTTTGATAAGGTTTTTGGTTCAG